TCTAAAGAGCCAGACGAAATTCATCGTGTTAGCCCAGTTAAAGGATTCAAAGGGTATGCAAGATGAGAGCCCGAGAGTTTATAGCTGAACAAGTTGGTGTAATGACCGACTATCAAAGTTCTCCTATGAAAGGGGCCGAGATGGTACGAGATGGTGACAACATTGATCGCACCTATCACATGAATCGATTAATGATGGCCATGGCCATGGCTGATGGTAAAGATCGCAAACCGGTTAAAATGGATGATTCTGGTTGGACTGAAAAGTTTAATACTGTTCACCCATATACCGAAGAAGAACACAATATGTTGCACCAGGCTATGGGTGCAATTAGTACAGAACATGTATCAGGTTTTAAAAATCATCACTCAACTGAACCTAAAGATGTGCATAAAATAAGTCCAGTCACTGGATTCAACGGATATGCACGAAAATGAGAGCTCGCGAATTTATCACTGAAGGTTTTGAAGAAAAACTAAGTCAATCCGCTATTGAGGCAATACCGGGAATGGAAAGATTTAATGCCTTAGACAACAGTAATCCTTATATGATGTGGAGATTCATTGTTGCGGCAGCAGGCGAACCAGATTTTCCAATGGACCGTTCGGGCCCAACTGGACAAAAATTTGTTACTGTAGCCTACTCTAAAGCTGATAAAGAAATTATTGATGCCACCGCAAAGACAATGGGAGTGACTGGAACGCAAATTAGCACAGCGGCTTCTGAAGAACAACCTGGAACTGGAATAACCAGCCCTATAAAAGGCTTTAAAGGCTACCCAAGATGAGAGCTAGCGAATTTATCACTGAGGCCAAGCGTGGAAAATTAAGCGCAGATGAATCAAGACCAATGCGCGATACATTTTTCCTTCCTGGCATCCGTAATAACGATGCTTACAAAAGTTATAGATTAAGTTTAGCATTTGCTCGAGCTCGTGTTGACAATGCAGGATATGGAGATGAGCTTCCAGAATGGAACGAGCAAGGAGCATTAGGACCATATGCTGTAGTATCAGTAGTAGGAACCAATGGAGAGGACCTAGTCGATCAGGCATTAAAAATGACCGGGGTTCCGGGTGGAAAAATTAATGTAGCTGGTAACAGTAGTTCGGAGCCAGCTGATGTAAATAAATCTAGCCCAGTTGCAGGATTTAAGGGCTACGCAAGATAACAAAGGAAAATAAAATGAAAAAAATTATAACAGGGCTATTATTAGTTCTAGCAACAAGTACTGTATTTGCCTGGACACAACGTCAACCGTTTCCTCCAGCACAATGTCAAGCACACGCACCATACGGATTCCCAGAATCAGCTAAACCAATTCAACCATTATGCCAACAAGCATATTTGGTAGGGTACGATGCACAGGCAAAATTACCAGAATTTGTTATGTATGAGTTAACTCCTCCTAATGCAATAGGTTGTGTTGCCCGTACTAATGCATTTGCCGCTAACCAGTTTGTTCAAAATGGAGCAACACCAGCTGACTATGCTGGCACAGGCTACGACAAAGGACACATGGCACCAGATGGTGACTTGTCATGGAACACACAAGTTGAGTTTGAAAGTTTTTTGATGACAAACATGAGTCCACAAGCAGGTTCTTTAAATCGTGGCATCTGGAAATTACTAGAGACCAGTGTTCGTGGTTGGGCTGTACAACGCAACCAGTCGTACACAGTTATCGCGGGTGGTTTGTATGGTCCTGGTGATAAGACAATCGGTAAAGGTGTAGTTGTACCACATGGCTTTTACAAGATTGTAATCAACAATCAAACTAAAGAAGTAGCTGGTTGGGGATTCCCACATACAGCACCATATCCAAACTTAGGCAATGACTTAACTAAGTTCCGTGTACCTGTTGCTACTATTATGGCAGACGCACAAGTTAAGTATGCATTACCACAAGGCTATGTTGAATTAGCACCAGGTAAAGAATGGCCAGTTGATTTTGGTGCATTGACTAATGCTAAACGAGCTAAGTGTGGTGCTAACGCATCAGATGACTAAGCAGTATAGAATTACTACACAAAACATACACCCTCAAGATGAGGGTGATTGTTTTTTAGATCCCTTAGATCCCGTTAACGGGCTGAAGGCAACTAGCATTATGGGCGGTCTAGGCACAATCAATCGCCTAGCCGAATATAATTTAAAAACTCAAGAAGATCAAATTAAAAAAATACTTGACCAAAGACAACAAGCAGAAACACTCGGCATTCGTCCTGGCAGTCCTGCTTGGTTGGCTATGTTTTCTAAATAACTCTTTCAAATTACCATAAATTAATATATGGCCGCAGAAGGAAACCTAATAAAAACGCCGCATAAGCGTACGGCGTATACAGCACAACAATTAGAAGAATTTATGAAATGTGCGGATCCTATCACGGGTCCAGAATATTTCATGGATAACTTTTTCTACATACAGCATCCAACTAAAGGAAAGATGTTGTATCATCCATACGACTATCAAAAGAGGTTAATAAAAACTTACCATAATTATCGTTACAGTATTTCAATGATGCCACGACAAACTGGTAAGTCTACCAGTGCCGCTGGTTATCTATTATGGTACGCTATGTTTGTTCCAGATTCAACGATTCTTATTGCCGCACACAAGTACACAGGCTCACAAGAAATTATGCAACGCATTCGCTACGCTTACGAACTGTGTCCAGATCATATTCGTGCTGGTGTGATCAGTTACAACAAAGGCAACCTGGACTTTGAAAATGGAAGCCGTATTGTGTCAGCAACAACTACTGAAAATACCGGTCGTGGTATGAGTATATCCTTACTATACGCTGACGAGTTTGCGTTTGTTCGCCCCGGTATTGCAAAAGAATTCTGGACTTCCATAAGTCCTACCTTAGCAACTGGTGGTAAGGCAATTATTACATCAACTCCTAACTCAGACGAAGATCAGTTTGCGTTAATATGGAAAGGTGCCAACAAGTGTGAAGATGAGTTTGGTAATCCTACAGACTTAGGCATCAACGGATTTAAGGCCTATCGTAGTTATTGGCACGAACATCCAGACCGCGATGAAACATGGGCATTGGAACAGCGAGCACAGTTAGGTGAAGATCGTTTCCGCCGTGAGATGGGCTGTGAGTTTATTATTAATGATGAAACTCTAATTGCTCCTACTAAATTGATTGATTTACAAGGCCACGAACCAATGTATAGAACAGGACAAGTTCGCTGGTTTCAACGGCCTAGAGAAGGCAGAGTATATGTAGTTGGATTAGATCCATCCTTGGGCACCGGCGGTGATCCGGCTGCCATACAAGTATTTGAAGCAAATACTACAGAGCAAATAGCAGAATGGCGACACAATCGTACTCCTATTCCAGAACAGATTCGCATACTAGCTGATATTTGCAAACATATTAATGAAACAGTTAACGATCCACAGAGCATTTACTACAGTATTGAAAACAATACCATTGGCGAAGCCGCGCTGATTAGTATTGCTGAGTACGGAGAAGAAAACATAGACGGGTATTTCCTTAGCGATCCTAATGTTGGCGGCAGTAGTGGTCGCAGATATCGCAAAGGATTTAATACCAGTAATAAACCTAAATTGGCAGCCTGCAACAAGCTAAAAACTCTAATAGAATCAGGGCGCATGAAAGTTCGTAGTTCCGCATTAGTCAGTGAATTAAAGACTTTTGTAGCACACGGAGTCAGCTATGCGGCCAAAATTGGCGAAACAGATGACCTAGTTATGGCCTGTTTATTGGTAGTTAGAATGCTACAACTGCTACAAACTTACAATCCAGGCATAGATTCACAGCTAAGAGACCACGGAGATGTCATAGTACCTCCAATGCCGTTCATTAGTTCAATACACTAAATACTAAACTATGGCAAAAGAAACAACCGAAAAAAAGCTCTACGATTTACTAACTACCCGGAATTTTGACAATTTTCAAGCTCTGGATAGTAAGACTAATAAACCACCTATTGATCCAGAAACTGGCGCAGAAGATATATCTGCCGCTGATATGTTTACCTTTGATTGGACTGCAACTGACGGAGACAACTATGGTACAGTAGTTGTGTTAGTAACTTCAGATGGCAGCATTAATGTCTACTACGGTGATAATCTTGGTCGTGGTATGGAACAACAAGATAAAACAGAGTGGTTTGATTTCTTAGGTCAACTTAAAGATTTTGCCACAAAGAATCTTAAAAATTTCAGTCCAGAAAACATGAATCGCCTGCGTTATAGCCTACAAGGCCAGGCCGCAATCAAAGAAGGCTTATTTGAATCATGGTCTGGTACTAAAACACAAAGCTGGAACGGCAAGCAGACAGAAGCTCGGTTGATGATCAAACATAAAAAAGCACTTGATGAAAATGATGCTCGCTATCGTTACATATCAGCATTGTTTGTAGAAACTGCCGAAGGCGAACGCTACAAATTACCATTTACCAAACTAGTCGGCGGCCGTGCTATGCTTGAGCATGTACGCCAAGGCGGTCGTCCTTACGATATTCGCGGACAACATATTGCAGAAATGGTTAACGAACTCAATGTGTTGAGTCGTTTCAAAAGAGCCAACCAGGGCAAACTATTTGAAGGCGATACAGCACAGTTAGTAGAAGAAGTATCTCAGTATTATCAAAACTTACAACACAGTCTTAAAGGACTTGGCGGGTCAAAAGGATATACAAAGTATTTTGAATCTTGGAATCCTAGCGAAATCTCTGAACAAGATGTAGTTATTGAAAGTTTAAAACATTTATTCGTGACACAAAGTATTGACACGAGAGTAGAGCAAGCATTACCATTGCTGGCTAAGATTCAACAACAAGGAAAAGCTATGAAAGAAGCTAACATATTTGAAGCATGGGCTAATCAACTCATGGAAGGTACATGGGCGTTGCCCGATACTCCAGAACAACAACAAAAGCTAGTTGAGTTGTTAAGTAAAGAGTTTCCTGTGGGTGCTGATGCAACCAATGCCACAGAACAGTTATATGATTTGTTAGGCGATGACGAACTGTATGACGAGTTAGAGCGTCTAGCTGATCAAAATCCTGATGCCGATTGCCGTCAATTGGTGTATGATCGTATGCAGATGTTGAGTGATCATCCAAGTGTACAAAAAGTTATTGACCAAGTTCAAATTGAACCAGAAGCAGAAATGAATCCTGCTCCTGAAGTTAATCCTGCTGATGTAGCACCGCCTCCAGTGGCAGAAAGCACTTGCCCAAAATGTCATTGCGATCCTTGCACATGCAGTGACCATATGGAAGAAAGTGTTAGTATGAATGCTATTCGTCGTTTTGCTGGATTAAAAATGTTGAATGAAAGTGTATTGAACGATTCAGCTAACGGCACACTAGAACACATCCTTAACCGTTTCCGCCACGAAGTTCGTAATTTTGAACAAGGCGGCGACTTGGATAAAGATTTATATGATGCCTTATTTGATTACTACATGCACACAGGCGACATGCCATATGGTGTACAAAAAGCTCGCACAGGCGACCCAATGGAATGGGTAGCACAAAATCTTGAAAGTCATTTGCATGGTCGTGGTATCGTTGGTGGCAATCCGGACGAAGATTATGGTCTTGAGCGTGAAAGCATGGGCGACTATGAAGCCGAATCTGATGTTCACAGTGTAGATGGCGGAATGGAAAATCCATTAGTAATGGGCGAAGAAGCCATGTGCAACATGACCGAAGCAGGTTGTGCTTGTCCAGTGCATGGCATGGAAGAATGCTATGCAACTACAGCAACACCTCCGTTGGAAGAAGCTCAAGCAGATCCGATGATGTCCAGAATCAAGACATTGGCTGGATTTTTGATCAAATAATTGCACTTAGAGCAACCGCGTCATAAATAGTACTTGTAATAAATTGTAGAGTATGTAATAATGCATACTCTACACAGGCAACCAGAAGTAAACAGGCAACCGAGATAGGCAACAAATTAAATGCAACCATATACATACTTAATTAGATGGCCCCAGCTAACCATTAGCTACTATGGCGTTAGATACGCCCAAGATTGCAATCCGAGCGATCTCTGGAATCCATACAAAACTTCATCACACCATGTTAAAGAGTTTATTAAAGAAAACGGCGAACCTACGGTTATACAAGTAAGAAAAGTATTTGCAAATGCTGTTTTAGCACAAGAGTGGGAACACCGTGTATTAAAACGGATGAAAGTAGTCGGCAATGATCAGTGGTTAAACAGAACTGATAATAAATCAATTGCCCCACAATACGGCAAAAGCCATCCGCATTTTGGCAAAAAAGGTGAAGCCCATCATTGTTACGGCATTAAAAAGTCAGATGAGTTTGTAGAACAGAAAAGACAAAACTGGATCAAAAATAATCCAATGACAAATCCAGATGTTGTTGCTAAAAAAGTAGCTAAGACAAGTGGTGATAGACATCATATGAAACGCCCAGAGGTAGCAAACAAAGTTACAGGCAACAATCATTACTCGAAACAAGCAGGATATCAGCATCCAACAGCATTTTGTCAATATTGTAATAATGAATATGGTGCAAGCGGATTAGCACAACACCAAAAATATTGTAAAAGCAATTTAACCAGTTTAGTAGTAAACACAAACAGATGAGTGTATAATCAGCTGTAAGGCAACATTTAAGACAACTTAAATCAACATTTTAAATCAACTTAGAAAGGCAACATAAAATGGCTAGCTTATCAGAAATTAGAGCAAGACTCGCTGCCAGCGAGAATAAACAAGGTGGCAATCAATCCACAGGTGGAGACAATGCAATTTACCCACACTGGTCAATGGAGGAAGGTCAAGCCGCAACACTCAGATTCCTCCCAGACGCAAATGCCAAGAACACATTCTTTTGGGTAGAACGAGCAATGATTCGTTTACCATTCAATGGCATCAAAGGCCAAATGGATAGTAAGCAAGTGATTGTACAAGTACCTTGCGTAGAAATGTGGCAAGAAGCTTGCCCAGTACTAGCCGAAGTTCGTACTTGGTTTAAAGATCCAGCATTGGAAGAAATGGGTCGTAAGTATTGGAAGAAGCGTAGTTACATTTTCCAAGGTTTTGTTCGCGAGAATCCACTTGCCGATGACAAGACTCCAGAAAACCCAATTCGTCGATTCATCATTGGTCCTCAGATTTTCACCACTATCAAAGGTGCTCTAATGGATCCAGAGTTGGAAGAATTGCCAACTGATTACCTTAAAGGTCTGGACTTCCGTATTAGCAAAGGC